AAAACTCCACCGTTCTTTGCAAGTACATTTGCTTCACGTAAATATGCAGCGTAAGTTGAATGCCATAATACTGGTTTAATATAAATTACAAAAATTCGTAAATATATTCCACTTAAATTTCCTAAATCAAAATCATTAACTATTCTATTATACAACGCTGTTCCAAGTATGTTTTCCAATACCATAATTTGAGCATCAAAAATTAAATGCATAATGTTATCAGAATCAACATTACCACCCATTGATGTGTTGCTTTTTACCTCTTGTGATGTTATTAAATATGTTGCCATTTATTTATTCTTTTTCTTTTAAAAATATTCTGGTGTATTCTATTATGCCATCATAATCTTTATCCATTTTTATAACATCCCAATTAGTATTTTCATCAAATAAAACTTCAAGTTCATTTTGTTGTCCTATTCTAACGTATGGTGCAATATTTTTACCAGTTAAACCATCTAATACAAATAATATTCGATTTTTGCCTTTTCCAAATATATCTGCATATTTGAATGCAACACTTTTTTTTCTTGAAGATGATGATATATTTTTAAATGTTATTACTCCATTTTTTGCATCTTTAACAATTGAGCTGTAAACAGAATCATTAACTTTTATACCCCTAAAACTTTGACCTTGAAAGTTTTTTAATTGTGATAGTCCGTATTTAACACAATCTTTATTACTTCCAAAACCTAATCTATCTGGTTCATTTAACATTGTTGGTCTTGCTGCGTATCTTGATAAACAATTTTGCCATTTTGGTTTACCATTTAATGATCCTTCAAATCTTTTATCAAACTCTATTAAATCTTGTTTTGTCCATTTACCATCTTTTCCACGTTTTTGGAATGGATCAAAACCAGCTAATTTTAATAATTGATTTGCTAATTTTTGAATATCAAATTTCCCACTATTACGGTAATTTGGTTTTAAACTCCAATAATTATTATCTTGTTCTGCTATTTGTGCAACTTTTTTATCATTTTTTTCATATCGTGCTGCATCACGTTCTGCACCTGGTTCTAATTTTAATATCATTTTACGTGCATCATTAACGCTTATTTTTTTGTTATTATTTTTTAAATAAATAACACGTTTCCACCAATGTTTGCAATTCGTACCACCTTTAAAATAAAAGACGTTGTAACTATCTGTTCCTGAGGGACTTAGCTCCTCATTATAGTTATAATTAGCGTTCAAATCTTCTTCACGATAAACTTTATTCGCTTTAATTACCTTATTGCAAAAATCTCTTTCACCTTTTGGATTTCCAGCATACTGATAACGTATTTTAAATAATGATGTATCTTGTTTACTTTTCTTTTTACTTGTCTTTGGTGTTTGTGCAAATTCAAAAACTGTGTTTAAATCATTTTCTTTTAAAGTTATTTCATCGCATCTTCTTTCATCTATAACTTGCCAATCATCACTTATATTTTCACCTAAAGAAATAAATTTTTGTATGTGATTTGATAAATTAATATTATTATTGTCTTTGCACCAGGATTTTGCATTGACTGATTTAATCTGATTTGGTTGAAATGCAATTATATGTTTTGTATCATCGTAAACACCATCCATATTAAAACGTGAAACAGTATTATCAATGATACCATCAAATCCCATTAATTCAAATGTTTTTCTTAATATTTCATTTGATGCTGAATTACCGTATTCATCTGTTGCATACACCAATGCTTCATTTGATTTTATTGCTTTTACAAAATCAGATGCGTACATTCCATCATAAAATTCAATACCCTCAAAAACTTTATTTGCATCTACATCATAAAATCCAGATGATGCCCATTGATAATTTTCAAAAAAATCAACCAACAAACCATTTTCTTCTGCATTTTCTTCATCAAAATTATAATCTAAAAAGGTATCATTTTTACCACCAATTATAATTGGTTTATTCATTGAGATAAACGCTTTAATAATTTTTGTTTTACCACCACTTAATTTTTTTGTTGCTTTTTTTTCTGCTTCATCATAACTTATATCTAAATCAGATTCCAAACGTTCAGCAAGTCTTTCAATTCTATTTTTTAAATCAGCACCTAAATTATCATCATAATTTGCTTCAACATCATCCAAAGATGAACTAAAATAAAAACCAATACCCATATCATTTTCAATGTTCCCTCTAACATTTGAAAACTCTGTAAAATCGTGTGTGCTTCCGTGATAAACTTCTAATGGTTCACCATTTTTATCAACTACTTTACTATTTCCAAACCAATTTTCAAAACTGCAATCACTTGAAACACCACCAGAACCCCAACGCCCATCTGCTTGTCTTTTTTGATTTGGATCAAAACCAGCAAGTGATAATTCAACATTATCTTCAACAACTTCTTCTTCATCAATTGTGTTATCCGTTACTGTTTCTTCAACAACCGTTTCTTCAGCTGAATAAGTTTCACGCAATGGTATAAACTCTAAATCAGTTTCTAAATTTGTCAATTCTAAAACACCAGCAAGTTCATCAATAAACATTGATTGCATCGGTGATATTTGTAAATCTTGCAACAATTTACTTTGCACGTTTAATTCATCAGCGTTATTTGCAAAACCACCACCATCATTTATTCCAAACAGATTTGGAAACACACCGTGTGCTGTAATTAATTGCTGTCTTGATTCCTTTGTTAAAAACTCCCATTGGTTATGTGCATCGTTTACTTCTAATGGTACAACTGTTACCTCTGCTTCCTTGCCATCCTGAAATGATAAAATATACTTACCAGCGTTTGAACTACCAGTTAGCTTTTCACGTATCATTCGTTCAATTTCATCCTTTTGTTCTGGTGATAATGCACCACCGTTATTAAAGTTGATTATGTAACCAAATGATAAACCACTTTTAATGTGATTGATGCAATAGTTGGAAATTTCTTCTTCCATTTCTGCATACTGCAAACCAGATAAATAATTTGGATCACTCCAGTACACCTTTCCTGGTCTATAAGGTTGCACCATCTTAATCATTATCGGTGCTGTTAAATCACCTTTAAAAATTGGATATGGTTCTGGTTTAAACTTGTTTGGATTTGTCCAATCATCGCAATAAAAAACGTTGTTTATATCACCATTTTCATCAGCACGTTCCATTCCAAGTTTGTTTATTGGAATATGCAGTATTTTAGCAACGCCACCACCCTTTGCACGTAGTATTTGCATTGCATATTGTCCGAATATCTTGAAATCTGCAATACATTTCTTTTGTTCACGCTTGTTAAATATCTCATTTAACCCATTATAAACAAAGTTTTCACCATTAATTGCAATTCCTTTACCATAAATAAGTTCGCAATAAGTGTTTATGATTGCCTCATTCGTTGGTGATCCGTTATATCTGTCAATTATGTACTGAAAAAACCAATTTTGTTCACCATAAAGCACCCATTTTCTTCCTGGATATTCCTTTATTTCTGGTTTAACGTAGTTTGATAACTGTATTAAACTAACACCGTGTTTATTATTGCTCATTAATCTTATATTTTTGCGTTTCTTGTGCTGTTGCAAACATCTTTCCACGATAAATTACTGTATCATCACTTGCAGAACGATAAACAACAATATCAAATCCTAATCCTTCTGTTAAATTTGGAATCTCAAATTTGTAAATATTATACCCATTTTCACTTAATTGCTGTGCAATAACTGGTGTTGATGTTTTTTTATTATCATCATTAGTTATTTTAATTACATTATTTATCGTTTGCTCATAATATCTTGGGATAATATAAATTCTTTGTGTTACGAAATTTGATTCTAAAACTATCATACTATAATAACGTAAAAGTATGATTTTTGTATAAAAAAAAAGACACATAAATAATATGTGTCCTTTTTTCCTAATTAAAACAATGAAATTACGGATTTATTTGCGTTGCACTTACTATTGCCAAAAATGCTGTTTCCGTTGCACTATCTAATGTTGGTGCAAATTCAGCTTCTGTTGCAATCGCTGTTAAGTTATAACCATTGAAACTTGCTTTTTCGCCACCACTGGCAGCTGTTCCACTAATTACCAATCCATCACTTAACCCAATAACTTTATAATTCCCCAATCTATCTTGAACAACTGCACCTGGTCTTGCCTTTGATAATAGATTTATTTCGTTTGCTGTATCTTTATCTTGTTTTTTTAAAGAAAATGTTGCAGTTTGTAACACCGTGTAAGTACCAGTATTTTGGTCTGATGTTCCCACTTCTTCCAAGTTGTT